ATTTTTTTTTTTTACTAAATATGGAATTGTTTTTTTCGGTGGTGTTTCGATATCTATTTGACCTAACCATGGAATTTCTTGATAATGTAATATTGGAATTGTTGGTAATAATCGTAATTGCAAATGATCTAAATTAAATTTGTCAAAAATAAAAGGATTTAAACGTTGCCACTTAAGAATTTTATCTTGTCTAGACTTTGTAATGTTAAATGATACTGGGTGTAAATATGAATTATAAAAGGAATTAACAATATTATTATACTCCTTATAAGAATTAACAAAAGTAATATCTTTATTTTCCTTCAATGACTCCCAATTCATTAATTGTAAACTTTCTTTTCCAATTTTCGGGAAAAATTTAAGATCAGTTGGAATAATAGTATGAGATGTATAATTCTTAGGTAATTGGAATGGCGAATGACATAATAAAATTTGATTATTTAAAGGATTTAATGATAAAAAGTCTCTATAAGTTTGATTGACTATATCATAATTACCAGTTTTATAAGCATTGTTTTTTAATTTATTCAATTTATTATTAATTGGTGCACAAAATTCGTCAATATCAACTAAATGTTTATATTTATGAGCTAATGTTGTTTTACCTGTGCCAATTGATGAGCAAATAGCAATATTTTTATTTAATTTATTAAATTTAGTTTGTTGTGTTTTAATTTTATAATTAGTATCCACCATTGGTATTACCCCAGGTTTAATAAGATGATCATGATTAACAATATATAACTTATTACAAGGAGCATTTAAAATATATTGCTGTGCTTTACTAACATTTTCAAATTTTCTATAATCAACAATTTCATATTTTTCAGTCATGGTTTTAAATTTTCGTGGAACCTGATATAAATTATCAGTTAATAAAAATTGTAATTGATGATTATGTCGAGATTCAGGCGGAAAAATAACCAATTTGTCCTCTAGGAAATCTTTATTATCAATATTTTGTATGTATGTATTATATGATATATATCGATCAGGGTATTGAGTTAATAAATAAGTATAAGTTGGCATATTAGTAACTGATAATGAAAAAATATCATGTGGGTACTCTGTAATATTGAAAATATAACTGTCTTGCATTTTATTGTACTTTGCTGCCATAATCGAAAAAATTTCATGACTTTTTTTATGATCTTCAAAAGAGCGCTGAGACAATCTAGCTAATCCATGAAAAGCGGCTGGAGGAAGAGTCGAATCAAATGCTGTAGCATCACACTCAGCATAAAAACC